CATCTGTAGAAGGGAATATCCAATGGAAATCAAGAATCGCAATGTTAAAGCGATAATTGATGGTAAAGTTGTCCTGTCAACAGGCGGGACAACTAACTTCTCGGCTGAACAAATTGTTCAGTCCCAGCGCACCATGTCGCAAGACACAGGCTGGCCATTAGTTCGTTATGCTCGAAAGACATACGACAAATATGACTTGCCTGCCCCGTGGGTTTTTACCCACTGGGATTGGGGTACTGGCTTCATAACTCAGAAGAGCTCGCTTGAATCGTCATGGCATTCTTTGAATGTCGTGACACAGAGAGGCAATAACTTAACTGCCTATCAAGTGAGTCATTCTGGTCCTGCCTTGTTGGCGGACCACTCATTGTACGGTTTTTACTCCGACTCCGAGTTGAGTTTTGCTGAGCAGTCACTCTGGACTAAAGGTTCCGAAGCGGTGAAGATCGCTCGTCCTAATAAACCCACGATTGACCTTTCGGTCACTCTTGGGGAACTTCGATTCGGGGGTCTCCCCCGTCTTCTAGGTTCTATGGCAGGTCGTTCTAAAACCCTCGTTGAGTTATTTCGCAACGGAGGTAAGGAATACCTGAACCTTCAGTTTGGCTGGCTCCCTCTTTTGAGGGATATCCAGTCAGCAGTGATGCTCGTATCAGACGGTCGCCGCATACTTGAACAGTATGAACGGGATATCGACCGGTTGATAAGGAGAAGATACTCTTTTCCAGACCAGGTAACTGTGGATTCTACGTTAGCGCTTGCGCCGACGCATTCTAGTTACAAGCGGGCACCCGGAACCCCTTGGGGTTTCCCGGCGGAAGATCATTTGACCTTCCAGCCCTCTGGTCAGGTACCGGAGCAAGTTAACCGAACTACCACGAAAACTTGGTTTAGTGGTGGTTTCCGATTTTATCATCGGTCAGTGCCAGAAGCACTGCAGGAACTTTCTCTTTTTGAAGAGAAAGCGAATCTCCTTTTGGGGACTCGACTTGATCCTGAGGTTCTTTGGAACCTCGCACCTTGGACGTGGTTGTCAGATTGGTTCATCAATTTTGGTGACGTAGTAGGTAACGCTTCTGCGCTACTTTTTGACGACCTCGTGATGCAGTATGGCTACCTGATGAGAACTACTATTCAGGAGCAGACCATTAGTTGGCCTCAGGGTCTCTTTTATCGGAGACCTACGAGTGCTCTAGGGTCTGTTTGGGAGCGTGTGCCTAAGGGCGCATACTCTCAAACCATTTCGCGTGTTACCAAACAACGCGGCAGGGCATCCCCTTTCGGTTTTGGCCTGACTGGAGATCTAACAGATCAACAACTGGCTATAATCGCAGCCGTCGGTATTAGCCGACGGTGATCCACCCACAAGTAATGCGCCCATTTGGACGCATGATCACCTGTAAGGAGTAATGCCATGGCACTTTCCGATCCTCAGTCTGTCACGATTGGTGGGGTAGCGAATTCGCTGCCTAACACCGGTCGTGGCCTTGATACCGCTATTTACACGAAGGATGACGGAAACGTCCGTCTTCGTGTGACCCACAATCCTGGGAAAACCCGAGTGCGTCGTTCGATGCGCTTGGATTTCCAGAAGATTGCGGCTGACCCCCTGCTTGCAGGAGTCAACCGGGTGGAATCGATGTCGGCTTTCGTCAACATTGATGTTCCCACCATCGGTCTTACGGTTACTGAGCAGAAGGATACTGTGAAGGGGCTTATTGCCGCCCTCACTGCGTCTTCCGACGCCCTTCTGATTAAGTTCATCGGTGGAGAGAGCTAATTGGCTCTCTCCTTTGCATGGAGGTTGATGCTTGTTCTGATAATCACATATATTATCGTGATGTTGATGAACTAGCTTAGCCTTCCCTGCACGCCATGGCTATGGATATCACTACCCCCATTGGAGGAATGATTGAAAAGCCTGATGTTACTTCTACAGTGTCTCTTTGCAGATGCAGAGAGACGGTGTAACACAAGCACCAGCCGCGACTTTGAAACTGTCGCGGTTCGGTTCGAAGCCGAGGGGGAATCGTTTATCACGATTACCCTGCCAGCATTCGGAA